GGCACCGTTTGTTGATTACTTCCTTGCTTTGTTCGGCAGATCCTGTCCTCGCAGCCAACTCAACGTTGTCCACGACAACCCGAGCGTCTTTACTACCGCCATTATCGGTACGCAGTGAAAACAGCTTTGCTTCGTCTACAGTTGAGAAGACTTCTAAGAATGTCCCATCACCGTTCGAGACACGGCCTAGAGAGAACTCAGTGCCGGGTTTGGGGGGTGATTGGTACGGCATTACAAGCTCTCATCTAACACACTACTTACGAGGTGGCAATGTCTTAACTGTGAAGAAGTGCTTCATGCCGTTAAACCACCTCTTGTAGGTATGCATTTTGTCGGTGGCTTTGACGTCGTCTTTGACTTTAACTGAGAGATTCATCAGCTTGGATTTCTTCGCCCACATTGATGCCGAGGTCTGGGGGGTTTGGATCGGTCATTTGATTTCCTTAGCCCCCCGCTTCTCGTCGGGTAGGAACTCGGGAGGGAACTCCAGCGGAAACTGCCGGCCGTCCTTCTCGATGTGCTTGGCGTAAATGTTAGTGTCGATCAGGAATGGGTACTTCATCTTGGCAATCTTCGGGAAGCCGGCTTTGGTGAGGTAACCGCCTTTAATCACTCGAGTGCAGAAATCAAGATCACTTGTTCCGACCAGTGTCTCTTGTGCGCCCGTATCCTCGTTGAACCATGATTGCGCCGGACTATTGAATACTCTGCGGGCTGTTTCACCTGTACTGCTAATCATGTAGTCGGGTGAATCGTCATACACAGCCCTGAGCAAGTTGGCGTGGATGATCAGCATTCCAGTAGGTACCCCATCCACCCAGACCTTGTCTTCGAGCTTCCAGCCACGGAAGTAGTGATTGCCTCTACCTCGGTACACCATCGGCTCTGGGGGCACTGATCGGGTAAAGTACAGACCTGACACAACAGGGATGTCTCCCTTGTCCATGTATTCAGTGAAGCGCACGAAGCCGTCTACTGGCGGCATGGTGTCGTCCTCGATAAACATGAGCCATTCAAAGTCGCCGTTGAGGCAGGCCTTGACAGCCATGTTCTGAGCGTCGGCCACGGTGTAGCGCAGCGGGATGTAGCCGTTCATGTACTGGATCATGTCGGTCTTTGACCAGTTGGTAGGGATGATCTGGTTATAGCGGGCGGCTACCCATTCCATCCGAACTAAACCGAGTGTCGGCGTAGCGACTAGGAGGCGTTGGCGGTATTTGTGATTGCCTGAGTCTTTAATGGTCGTGGTCATCTCTTCTCCTGCACAATGTCTGTCGGCTCAGGGGTACCGAGATAACTCTTGTCCCACGGGCGCTTAGTTAATAACACTTCCAGGTTGCCATCGGGGCTGAAGTACTGCCGCTCAATCTTCCATGGCTTTGGGCGGTAGAAGCCGTACAGCTGCTGGCCGATGTTTCTACCCTCAGGATCAGGATCAAAGTAGTGCATTGTCGTTTCGTTGAGCATGTTGCAATGCGTCGGGTCTTGCTGGTAGCCGTGCGAGCTGGCGTGAGGCACGACAAAGGCGAACTGTCCCCTCGGCTTCATGACCCGCCAGATTTCGTCCATGACACGTATGAAGGTGCCCTTGTGGGGGTTGATGTGCTCCAGGACGTGCGAGGCCACAGCGGTCAGCACGCACTCGTCAGGCAGCGGCCAGGGCGTCTCTTCGAGGTCGTGCAGGATGTCCACCCCTTGCAGCTCGAGCATGTCTATGCCTACGAAGCCTGGCTGCTTGTTAGCGCCGCAGCCGATGTCCAGCCGAATCCCGCTATTCTCTTTGATAAGTTTGTCTATATCCATACCCCTAAAACTAACTCAGGACAGCTCAACCGCGAGGTAAAACTGTCCTGGCTTAATTCTGGTTCTCGCGGTTGAAACATAGTTTGAGCATGTGCTAAACCAATGGTTCTGTCAACTGTTACGCAAAGATTAGATCGTATGTGACGTTGACGTTCTGGTTAGTTGCTAATGCTGAACTTGTATATGTGTTGCCTGCCACCAGTGTTCCTGACGCTGTAGTGGGACCGGAGGTCTGCCACAAGCCGATGTTGCTGATGTTGGCGGAGGCCGTAACGAAGCTGTTGGCGCTGGAGAACGTCGCAGTATTGCGAAGTGTCTTAGAGCCTGAGCTTGTAGCGGCGGTGAGGGCTGCACGGACAACCGAGCCTGAGCCATTGGTCGAAACTTCACCTGCCTGCGTGGTGTCAGCAGCGCTTGGCGCACCACCTGTACCTAACGCAGCATGGCTGATCTTCGAGCCGGTAAGACTGGTGCCGAGCTGGTTGACGATGTTGTTGAAGCCCAGATTGGTGATCTGGTTTTCGTGCCAGCCGGAATCTCCTACGATTCGGCCACTCGGGCCATCCTCAATCTGGAGTCGGAACATGCCTTTGAGCTTCATCGTCTCTTTGGGGTTTTTACTCATGTCTATTCCTTCTTAGATTTAACGCTGAGCCTGGTCGTCGGAGTTCTGGAGGGTTTCTCTACTCCGTCAGTCGGCTTTGCTCAGCCCTTGGTAAGTCTTTAAGACTCTCGTAGCCAGTCACCGATGACTGGGGCTGAGATGTATCCGCCGTTTGTTGGGCCATTGGTAATGGTGATTTCGTCACCGACACGCCCACCAGTGTTTGACACTGATTTTCCATCTGCCTCTGTGCCCTCGACGTTCAAGCCGGCAAGTGTGTCGCCTGCTGCGAAGTCAACGGTTGGGATTGATGGAGATACGATTGCGCCTGCTGCACCGCTGCTTGCTGCGACACCACCGTCCCGGATTGTCCAAGTACCGACTGTCGCAGTAGCTGGAAGGGTTAGCGTAAGGGCTGCAACAGTTACGTTCTGCACAAGACCACTGTCCTCAGCGGCAAGTGTCTTAGCCTCTGTGACGTTGATCCACATGCGGCCGTCGTTACCACGGTAACGGGTTGAGAATGCTGGGTTTGCCATTTATTATTTTCCTTTCTTAACTGATTGCTCGGCGGCCATAGCTGGGGTTCGCTCGGGGTCTGGGGCATCTTGGCCCTCAGCGTCAGCCTTACGAATCCAGCCCATCCGAACGAGCGCGTCAGCAGCTGCATTGTGAATCACAGTCAGCTCTTTCGTGCCGTCAGGTGTTGTGTAGGTGCCTGGCAAATTGATTTCACTTGTATTTTCTTCTTGTCCGAATGCCATTGAAATATCTCCTGTATTAAGCAGTTTGAGTGATGACAATGCCTTTACCTGCGTTTGTTGGTATGAAAGCGTCGTAGTAACGGCGACCTTCAACAACCCAGCCGTCCACACCTTGAACATTGTCAAGCGTGCGGAAAGTTTCAAACTTGGTTGGTGCTACCAGAGTGTCCTTGTGGACAATCATGTACTCGGCCTTAGCAGGCAAGTAGCTAGTAGGAACCTTGATGAGAGCTACACCGTCACATTCACCGACTTGCCCGTTAATCAGGTTCTTAGCAACGATGTCACTTGGTTTGGTGAAGTTGGCGTCGAGCTTTAAGAAGCTGAGGTAAGCAGGTGTAACGTATGCAACACGGCCGTCGCTAGGGACAAACTTGTCATCGAGGACTGTCTGGCCAGCTAGGAACTTCGTGTAAGCAGTTGATGCTGTTGAGGTAGTGCCTGAACCTGTAGCGGTGAAGCTTTGGGCTACGGCGTAAGCGTGCAGCGTAGTAAGGCGATAGATATCAGTGTTTGGTACACAAACGACTTCGATCTGGCGCTTCAGTGTGCTGCCTGCTTCCTGAACCATCATCGAGTCTTCCAGGTTGCCCCGGTCGATTGTGTAGGTAAAGGCTTTGTCTTGTGACAGTACGAAGGTTTGCTTCGTAGTGTCTAGTTCTGCAAGAGAACCGAAACGGTTTGAACCTGAGCGAACATAGTTGCCTTCAGCGACGGTTGCGACACCGTAGATAGATACGCTGTTGACGCCGTTGTAGTTCAGACGGATACCGTTGTTGATGATTGAGCTTGTAACAGACTTGAGTCTGAATACTTCGTCAATCTCCTTTTGGTAAGTTGCGGCCAAATTCTGGGCCATAGGAAAATCCTTTCAGAGGACTCTAGCTTTCGCTGGTTAGTCCCTTTAAAAAGGCGTCCTCCTTGGTAGGATCGGACAATGCCGATGAGGTCGCTACGCCGGGGACAGCCCTTGCTTGCTGTTTTTCGGCGACCTTTTGGAGTGCTTCTTTGCCTCCCGCTGCTTTCAGTTCTGCGTCCTTGCCCGTGTCATTGCCTCTTGCGAGGCTGTACAGGTCACTCAAACTCAGGAAACCATCTCTTACGAGCGTTCCGATGTCGGGTCGTGATGTCACAATCTCGGTCATCTTGGTCTCATAAGCTTTGGCATCTGGGTTCTCAGACCAAAAGCTGTTGACGTTTGCCTGAAGCTTCATACTTCTCACCTCTGCTGCCAGCTCGGCAACAATGCTGTCTGCTGGTGCGCTTGGGTCTTGAGTCGTCAATGTCTTCTCAAGCTCTGAAGCTTTTACGGTTTTGTCGTGCATTAGCTTTTCGGCTTCCCGTGCGTTGGCGATGACTTTGTCATGCCAGTCTGGGTCGTCTTTGCTAATGCCTTTGGCTTGCAACCACGCTGAGTTGTCGTCTACTGACGGCTCCGCTGCTGCTTGTGGTTCGGCGGGTGTCGCCGCTGGCGCATCTGTTGCTGGGACTGGTTGTGCTTCTTGAGCGCCGTCGTCAGCTACAGGTGTGTCAGTTGTGGGTTGTTCATCCATGAACCTTCACTCCTTTATTGTTAATGGTCGCACCCCAAGGGCCGTAGCGCCGCTTGTATAAGGGTAAACGGGGGAGCCTTCTCCCCTAAGCAAAAGCTTTCTAATTGAAAGAGGTTGCTTGCGCTACATTCCTTGGGTGGGGTGTTTCCCCATCGCAGCCGCCCTATATTTTGGAGCAGCTACGATTGAGAAGCATCTTTGTCCTTGAAATATCCTTGAGCGAGCAGCTCGTCCCTGCTAGTCAACCAAGTGATAGCGAATTTGACCCCCGCTGCTCGCTCAACTAGTAGCGCCTTGTGCTCGATGTCCAGACCCTGAGCCTCGGCTGACTGATGCAGACCGTTGTAGTGTAAAGACAGCTGCTCGACGTACAGCTTGCCCAGCTCGGTCTCGAGGAACTGGTTGATGAGCACGGCGACATGCTTGGCATCACTCATGCCACAAGCCCCCCAACGCCTTCAGAAGGCGCTACAGGCGCTCCTGCGGCTTCCTCCTGCCCCATCGGTGCCGGCATGCCCATCGGCTTCTGTGGGCCGATGATGCGGTCAAGCTCTTCCTCTGACAGGTCGAACATCTTGGGGTACATAATCTTCTTGGTCTCGTACAGGTCGTTCGTGGGGTCGGAGATGAGAATCTCATAGCTCTCCGTGCTCTTTTGGGCAACACGTTGCTTCTGACTGCGAGCAGCAGCCTCGAGCTGGATCTTTGGCTCATAGGTGTCATCAAACTGGTTGGGGTCAACAGCTCGGAACTTTGGTCCATCCATGGTGTTGGTCGGAATGAGCTGTTGCTCTTTGACATAGTAAAGCCACATCTTGTAGGCAATCTTGGCCCGCTGGTACAGACATTCCTTTTCAAGCATGCGGACGTACAGCTCGAAACGCTGGCCAGCTTGCGATAACTGTGCGTTTATCTCTGTTGCAGTCGTGCCGCCATCTGCTGCACCACCTTGAACAATCTGATCCATACCAACGGCTTCCCGGATTTCATTCTTCATGTTCTCCCGCTCGTTGAAGGCCTGCGGAGATACGGGGTTCTTTTCTATCTGCTTCAGTGATCCAGGTGTAAATGGATAGACGGTGCCAGGAGCGTTGTTGACCTTCTCTATGTGGTCGGAGTACATAGGGTCAAGCTCGTACTGCGGGGCCAGCTGGTCGGTGACAGCATCTACGCTTTGGTTAGTAACGTCGTTAAGCAGCTCGGTCGGGTGCGCTATCGGATCAAGTATGGCTTTTCCGTAGATAATCGACTCATCGGCTATGAAACGGTGGATGACGAGGAAGTGGATTCCAAGCTTGTTTTCACGGTCTTCAATCTCAATCGAGCGGTTAGCTATGGATCGGATACGTGAGCCGTCGTTAATCTCGATGACCTCTACCATGTCCTTGGTATCGCTAATAGAGCCTAAGAACATCTCCTTCTCTTGCTTCTCGGTATCGGTTGAACCAGTGGTGCCTGTCCTGACATCACGAAGGTTCTTGAAGCGGGGCTTGAGCTCTCCCGTCTCTGGATCAACAATGGTCTCCGCCTGTAAGGCATCCTTAGTGGTGAGATACCGACGACCCGTGTAATAGTCCTTAGGTCTTACGAATAGCTCGGAAGGATCACGCAGATTCGGATCAATGATGGCATCTCGTGCATGCAGATTCATGAAGCGGGGCTTGTCACCGTCCCAATTGCCGTATTCACAGCCTATGCCAATAGTGAAGGTATTGCGGACAGTCTTGACGGTCAACAAATCCCAGTTGTCGCAGTCCCACCAATAATCAAACTGAGCGTTCAAGGCCTTAAGGTCAGGCTTGACTCCATTCTTGAAGTACGACTGGATATAGTTGTACATGTCCTGGGGCATGAAGTCGATGGATGGCCGGCCTGCCGTCAGAGCTGCGGTAGCACTCTCTACAATCGAGAAGGGCAAGGGCACAAAGGTATTGGTCGTACCCTTATAGGAGATGATCGCCCGCTTGTTGTTATAAATCTTCTGGTTGCGTTCCCACCGAGGATGATGATTAGTCTTCTGATAAAGCCAAGAGGCGTCGAACATCCGCACCACGTCGGCGGCGGACTTTGTGAGAGACTTCTTTACTTCTTTCGCCATTCAACGGAATCGAACGTAAACCCTTATGTCTGGAATTGTACAGTATGAAATCCCGATTTACCATTGATTTTGACGTTGCCTTACCCAAGTAGGGGTATGCGGCTCGACAACCTTGCGGGGTTTCAGGTTCTCCAGGCCGTAGCGAACGGCATCGAGGGCATGGTCATTGCCTGGCTCGGGCTTGTCGAGCTGCTTACCGTCCTTGTCGAACATCCACATGTATGAGCGGTACTCCTTGATGAGGTTGAGAGACCGCTTGGTGACAGAGATGCGCTGAGCCTGGACATACTGAATGCCCTGGCTGACTGAGCCCTGCCCCTTCTGGGCTGGAAGCACGTTGACCCCGTACAGGCGCAGCTCGTCAATACTCTTAGGTTCTGCGGAGTCAGCGATGACGATGGTGTTCGGCCACTCGAGGTTGTTCAGGAAGTCAGCCAGCGGCTTGTTCTGCATGCCCTTGCGGTACAGCTGTTCATCGAGGATGTAGCCGCCGTTGTAGTAGTAAATATCCACGATGGCGGCGGGGTCAGCCGAGTAACCGAAGTCCATGCCTCTGCGCTCCAGGCGTGCCTCGTGTGGTATCTCATCAATGATATTCCAGTCGATATAGATGCGGCCCTCAACCTCTCCCAGTTGGCCGAGACCGTAGACAGTCCACCAGTTCTTGTTGTGTTGGTGACTTTCAATATCTTGCACAATGCTCGGATCAAGTGCCTCATTGTCTAGGTAAGTCAGGGTGATAAAATCGTGGTCGTAGTTCGGAGCTATCTCCGTGTAGTACCAGTACTCCGAGGTTGGGTTGTAGTCGAGCCAGATAGTCTTACGAGTACGGATACGTAACTGGTCAAAGGCTTCATACGGGATGTTGTTGGCCTCATTGACAAACAGCACGTCACGCCTCGGTCCTCGTACTTTCCCTGGTTGGTCGGCACTGAAGAACTCAATCTTGCTGCCCGTCTCGAAGGTGTAGGTAAAGTCGGTCTTGCTCCATAACTCATCTTTGAAGTACCCCTGTGCTTGCATGATGTTCAGGAAGTCACGCATAGAACCTCTGCGAAGATGCGGGAAACTCTCTGACACCACGCTTACAAGTTCACCCTCGGTGCTCTGCGCATAATCAATCAGAATCTGAAGAATGGAAATAGTCTTGCCAGCAGATGTACCGCCCGCAACCACACGTATGCGTTTCTTGAGCTTAAGAAGCTTCCTTGTCGCCTGAGTCGCTACGTACACTGGCTGCTCCCAATATCGGCATTGGGAGGTCTTTGCCGTTAGTTGTCAGGTCAGTTGCCTGCTTCTCGACGTAGCCGTGCTTGCCGCTCAGTATCATCTTGGCAATTGTTGGGTTGTAGTGCCCAGAAAGGGATTTCTGTATCAGTTTCTCGGCTTGAAGGGCTTTTATATCATCAAAGATGTCGGAAAACTGCTTGCTGAGGGCGTCTTCGCCCTTAATCCACTCATAAATTGAGTCTCGTGATATACCGAGCTTCAATGCCAGTCCTTCAATAGTCGGCAACAAAGCATTGGGTATGAAGCTGCCAGTATCTTCCTTGTACTGCTCAGCAGCAGCCACGAGCGCCTTCGTCAGCTTGGTAGGTCTAGCCATCCTGCTTCTCCCTCTTAGCCACATCAGCCGTGAAGAACTTGAACATCAGATCCAGTTCGTTCTTGATCCCAGGCTTGCGCATGTCAACAGGCAAAGGTTTGCGGAAGTCTCGAATCGTATCTGCCCCAGCTGATAACTGAACGTCAGTCTTCGTGTCGGCCAATGTAACTACGAAGCGGGGGATGTCTTTGGATTGCGTTTTAACCATACCTCTACCTATACAGCAAAGTTGATATATTTACAATCCTCCCACACCCCGCACCGAACACAAACCCGCTTGGTGGGATGGACAATCCATAGGCCGTGGGTGCAAGTCATAAGTGCTCCCCCAAGTAGGCAATGGGGTCATCGGCTATGACCATCTGCTGAAGGTGGTATTGCCAGTCCTCGTAGTTCTCGTACGTGGCACCCGACACCTGACCTTGGCAACCACGTACGTCATATAAGCCGTCAGAAGCTACTTCCTTGCGTTCACCCCACAACGCCTTGGCGAAATCATGGTTGAAGATAAGGCCGTAGGTATGCCACCAGCCGTAAGGGTCTTTCGTCTCATCCAAGAGCCAGCGGGCAAAATCCCAGCCGTTCTTCTCGGCTTGAGCTATGGCTTTGTCTAGAGAACTAAATGGAGCATTTATCTCGTTACTCATAGTACTCCCTAATCTCACCCAACATCCGCTCCAGCACTGCCACGCTCAAACTCTCTAGCAGGCTCTGGTGGATCAGTATTGAATGACCGGGGAGGATGAGGATGTAGTTCATTTATCCTCGCCTCTTAGTCTGGCCATCATGTTAGTATCACTCCTGGCTTAGTTGGGTCGCTATCTTCCCAGGACTTTGGAGTTATGCAGTTCTGATGATTCTTCAACGCCTTCGCTACTGCTTCCTTACGCTCTCTCTCAATAAGGGTTAGGATGTCGTTCTTGAGGAGTACACCTTTGCCTGTTAAGAAGTTGCGTAAAGCATGTTTCTGCTCCGCTGGTCTGCCCTGCCTTTCCCAGCTTGATACCGCTAACTCGAATAGCTCGTCTAATTCTTTATTCATTTGCTCCTCCTCTTGGGATAGTAGTGTGCGGTGCAATAACCATCGCTCTTGTATGGGAAGCCCTTAAATGTTCCCTCTGTTTCAATCCTGATTTGCGGCTTCTTCCGCTTGAAATTGAACAGGCTCATCCCAGCTCCTCTATCAGCGCTTCCTCAGCTTGGTTCACATCGTCTCGATGTACGTAACCCCGGCTGATGCAGTTCAGGCCGAATGTCATCAATATATCGTTTACTGATGTGGTCAAAACGTGGTCAATTGGTTTTGGATTGACCAGTTGCTCGGTGTTATTTAATAGCTCTGGGGCTACACCACACCATCCACAGGTGCAATCAGTTACTTTCCCGTCCTTGCCTATGAAACTCTGACAACGTGGGTTTCTCTTACTCATGCCTTATCCTCGCCTCTTAGTTCAGCCAGGCGGTCAATCGT